TGACCGGCATCATTTCATCGTTCCAGACATGGGCCGACATGGCCGTGTCGTTCCGCGATGCGCAGGGCGATCTGAACAAGCTGAAGACGTGGACCAATCTGGTGCACGGTTTCGAGTTCGAATTGAAGGGCGGCACTCCCGACTACGAGAAGCTCCGCGATCTGCGCGAGCAGGGATGGGGTCCACGCCAGATCGTTCACATCCCGGTCGGTCCATTGGTCATCACCATGGGCGTCGATGTGCAGGGCGATGGCCTCTACCTCGAAACGGTAGGCTGGAGCGAAAATGCGGAAAGCTGGACGCTTGACGCTCGCTTCCTTCCCGGCCCGACCGACGTGAAGGGCGAAGGCGCATGGGCCGATCTCGACAATTATGCCCGCCGCAAGATCGTTTTTCCCGGTGGGCGTTCCTTCGGCATCGACCAGATATGCGTCGACGCCGGATACAATACCGAGGCCGCTGAAGCGTTCTGCCGGGCGCACCCGAACCGCCTGGCGGTATTCGGTCGCGCAGGCTGGCAGCTGCCGATCCTCGGTCGCGGCGAGAACCTTCGGTACGAGCAGCAGGGTCGCAGGGCCGGGCAGGCGTCAAAGAAGGCGGAGGACAAAGCGTTCATCGTCGGCACGTTCGGCGTGAAGCTCAGCTGGTACGGCTTCCTGCGATCGACGCTTGCTGCAGCCGAAGCCGAAACCGTCGGCGCCATCTCGGCATCGCGGGGTCGCGCGCACTTCAACGTCGATCTGCCGGACGAGTATTTCGAGCAGATCACGGCGGAAACGATCGTCACCGAGACGGTCGCCGGTCAGCCGCGCCGGGTCTGGAAGCCGCTTGCCGGTCGACCGAACCATTGGCTGGACTGCCGGGTCTACAACACGGCCGCGCACGAAAAGCTGATGCTCGACACGCTGACCCAAGAGGACTGGGCCCGGCTTCGCGCAGAGCGTCATGCCTCGAAGGACGGGGCACAACGTGGCCTTTTTGACGGCCCTATCGCGACAGCGCCGATCGCCGCGGTCGAAGAGGCAGACGCGACCGAAACACCACCGGCGCCGCGCTCCAGCGGTGCCTATCTCGAACCAACCGAAGGATGGCTCTGATGCCTGCACCTGATTACGCATCCGAGATTGCCGCGCTGGAACGCGGCCTCGGCACCGGTGAAGCCCGTATCGAAAGCGATGGCGACAGCGTTACCTATCGCGGCGTCGGCGACATCATGAAAGCGCTCGAATACTTCCGCGGTCGGGCATCAGCGGCATTCGCGCCGCAGACGCGATCGATGCACACCCTCGCGTCGTTCGATCCGAACTGATCAGCGTGGCGTTCGGCGACCTTATCGACGGCATGATCGAGCCGTTCGCGCCCGCTTGGGCAGCGCGCCGCGTAGCGTTGCGCGCAGGCTTGGAAGTCGTTCGCCGCCAATACGACGCGGCTGGTCGGGGGCGTCGAACAAAGGGTTGGAAGCGTCCTGCGACATCGGCTGATGTCGAGAATGCGAACGGGCTGGTGATGCTCCGCAACGGGGGCCACGACCTCGTTCGCAACAACAAATATGCCGCGGCCGGCGTTCGCCAGATCGTCGCCAACATGATCGGCGACGGCATCGCCCCCCAATTCACGCATGCCGAACCGGCAGTGGCGCGGCTCGCGCAGGACGCGTGGAATCGCTGGGCGGAAGGCCGCGTCAGTGACCGCGGTGACTTTTACGAACATCAAAAGGTCGGCGCGCGGGGCATGATCATCGGCGGGGAGACGCTGACGGTTTGGCGGGCGAACGGTAACGAGCCGAACGCGCTGATCGACGGGCTTGAGGGCGACTACCTCGATCTGTCCCGCACTGCCGTTCTCACGGGTGGGCACCGCGTGCGACAGGGCGTCCAGTATGACGGCGAGCGAAACCTCTCGGCATATTGGCTGTTCGAAGAACACCCAGGCGACGTGATGCTGGGCAGCAATGCCCTGTCGTCCCCGATCGACGCGCAGCACGTCGACCATGTGTTCGAACGTCTTCGGTTCGGTCAGACGCGTGGTGTCTCGTGGTTATCTTCCGTTGCGATGACCCTGCGCGACATTGGCGACATCGAAGATGCCGTCCGAATGCAGCAGAAGGTTCAGGCCTGCCTCGGCCTCGTCATCTCGCCGCCAGAAGGCAATTCCGGTTCGCCACTCTCCGTGCCGCGGGATGGCGGCGACGAGCCCGCCGAGCGCGGGATCGAGACCCTTTCGCCGGGGTTGATCTACCGAGCCAAGCCCGGCGAAACCATCAACACGATCAATCCCACCCAGTCGGGCGGTGCCGTCGAGTTCATCAGGCAGCAGCTGGCGGCAGTGTCGGCCAACATGGCGCCGTATCATGTGATGACGGGCGATGTCAGTCAGGCGAACTATTCCAGCCTCCGCGCCGCAATGCTGGGCCACTGGGCTTTGCTCGACGATTGGCAACAGAACGTCATCATTCCGCATCAGGTAGGCCCTGCCGTGCTACGTCGGATGCGGACGCTGTCCCTTCAGACCGGCGACAGGCGCGTGCTGGATTGCAAGGTCGCATACGCCTTGCCGGTTCGTCGTTTCGTCGATCCGATCAAGGACCTGATGGGTGAATTGATCGAGATCCGCGCAGGTCTGAAGCTGCTCAGCCGGTCGCTCGCCGAGCGTGGCATCAACGGCGACGACCATATGCGTGAGATCAAAAAGATGAACGATCTCATCGACGAGCTTGGACTCGCGCTCGACAGCGACCCTCGTCGTGTGACCGATGCCGGCGTGCTTCAGGCCGCAGCCGGATACATCGCGCCGAAGAGCGCGGACACCGTCGCCAAGTAAGGAAAACCACCATGATTCGTTCTGCTCTGGCGGCGCAGTGTTCTGCGCTCGCCCTTCTTTCCGCGTCCGCTGTCATGACGCGAAATACGCCCGACGACGTCGACCCTCAGGAGCGGCGCCAACCGCAGGTCGGCGGACGCGGGCAGCGTGCAGCGGCGTTTGCGCCGGGCAGTTACAACGCTGACGCACGTACCGTCGACGCAGTGCTGTCGGCCGGCTCGCCGGTTCGCCGCTACTATTTCACGGAAGAGCTGGAGATCAGCGAGACCGCGATCGACCTTGGCCGTGTTGAGCGCGGCCTTTGCTCGCTGCTGGATGGGCACAATCAGTATTCGGTCAGCGGCATCGGCGGGACGGTCACCAACGTCCGCATCGAGAACGCTGAACTGGTCGGCACTTTCACCTTCGCCGACACCGCTTTCGGTCGCGAGATCGAGGGCATGGTTTCGCGCGGAGAATTGCGCGGCGTGTCGATCGGATACCGCGTCACGAAGTGGGAGATCACCCGCACCGAAGACGACGGCCACGAGACCTGGCGGGCGACCGCCTGGGAGTTGCTCGAGGCCAGTCTCGTACCCGTTCCCGCAGATCCGAACGCCGGGGTTCGATCTGCACCAGGCACCGCCCTCCCCGGCACCACCCAAGAGGAAGATGATATGCAACGCAACCTCCCTGGCGGCGCGGCTGCGGCCGCCCTCGCCTCCACGTCCCTGACCCCGCCGGCAGCTGCACCTGATGGTACCCGCGCCGCTCCCGCCGTCGAGGCGCCGCCCAGCGGCGTAACCGTTTCGCGGTTCGCAGCGACCGAGGCCGTCGATTTCATGGATCAGGCGCGGAGCTTCGGCGTCGAGACCCGCGCGAGAGAGCTCGTCGAGCAAAATGCGCGTGGCGAGATCGGTACCGACGCTGCCCGAGCGGCAATTATGCAAGCCGCAGCCGAAGCCCAGCGATCGGCGACCAGCGGCGTCCGAGCCACTCCGGGCTTCGGTGCGAATGGTAATCAGGAAGAGGGTGCTCGGAGCGCGATCGCGGACGCTCTTGTCGCCCGCACGTTGCGCGAACAGCCCAGCGACGCCGCTCGCGAATATATGGGCATGCGCCTGCTGGAGATCGCGGCGAGCCGTGCCGGTTTGAGCCCGCGCGAGCGCGATCCGATTACCATCCTTCGTGCGGCGCACACGAGCTCGGACTTTCCGCTGCTGATGGAAAACGCCGGTAACCGCGTCCTGCTCGCGCGGTACAATACGGCCGCGCCCACCTATCGTGATCTTGCGGCGCGCCGCGATCTGACCGACTTCAAGCCGACGAGCCTGTTGCGCTTCGGCGATTTTCCGACCTTGCTGCCCTATGCCGAGGATGGCGAGATCAAGGCTGGCACGATCGGTTCGGGCAAGGAACAGGTCATCTTAGGTTCCTATGGCCGCATCCTGCGCCTGTCGCGTCAGGCCATCGTGAACGACGATCTGGGCGCGTTCGATCAGGTCTTCGGCTCGATCGGCCGGATGATCGCCCGCTTCGAGAACAACACCTTCTACGCCATGAAGGCGCAGAACGGCGGTCTCGGTCCGAAGCTGGGGGATGGCAAGACGCTGTTCCATGCCGATCACGGCAATCTGCTGTCGGGCGCGGGTGGCACCGATATGGACATCGACAGCCTCGGGGTCGGTCGTGCATCGATCCGCAAGCAGAAGGACGCCGACGGCAACATCCTCAACATCGCCCCCAGCCGGGTGCTGATCGGGCCGGAACTCGAAACGAAGGCGGAGCAGCTGATCTCGCCGCTTCAGCCGCAGCAGGCCGGCAACGTCAATCCGTTCGCTGGTCGTCTCACCCCCACGGTGGACGGGACGATTCAGGGGAAGGCCTGGGAACTCTACGCGGACCCCAGCGACGTTCCGACGTTCGTTTACGGCTACCTTGCCGATGCACCCGGTCCGCGTGTCCTGTCGGAAGAGAGCTTCAACGTCGACGGCATGGCCTGGCGCGTGACGGAGGACTTCTACACCGGCGCGGTCGATTACCGCGGCGCCTTCCGGAACACCGGCAAGCAGTAAGCCACCACCTCGCAAACCCACGTAACCGGCAGGGCTCAATGCCCTGACCGGCGGAGAATCTCGACATGAAGAACTTCGTTCAGGAGGGTCGCGCCCTCGACTTCGTTGCCACGGCCGTCGTTGCATCCGGCCTCGCCGTGCTCATCAACACGATCCTCGTGATCCCGGCCACGAACGCCGGCATCGGGCAGGTCTTCTCGGGCTGGATCCACGGCGTCTATGAGATTCCGTGTGCCACCGGCACGGCCTGGAAGACCTGCGACACGCTGTACTGGGACAATACCAATAAGCGCGTCACGACGACGGCGACGAACAACACCAAGATCGGCATGGCCGGCGCCGACAAGGTTGCGGGCGACGCAACCGGCTGGGTCAAGCTGCTTCCGGCCGTCTGATCATGGCTGGCTTTCCCGAACGTCGTCGAGCGCTGGTCGACGCCAGCTTCGCGACGTTCGGGGAGGACGCCGAATGGCCGGAGCTTGGCACTGTCCGCGTCCGGTTCAAGACGACCGACGTGGA